ATAATATATATATGCCCAGTGATTATTCCAAAACTTACTACGAACGCAACCGCGAATGGATTTTACAAAAAATGCGCGAGAAACACGCTAACAAAGAAAATGCCGAAAAGATTCTCCAATATCAACAGAACTATTTTAAAGAGAAGATTGAGGCAAAAAAGGCCTACAACGCCACATATCGTAAAGAACACCTAGAAGAAATCATGGTAAAAAGACGCGAGACTTATCGCAATTCCGTCTTGGAAGAATCCGGCCGGGTTGTGGTCCCTACCGCAAAGAAACTAGACGCGACTGGCATTCAGGCACGTACTCAAAAACGCATTGCCACTCTTGGTAATATCATGCACAAGCGCCACCTTATTGATAGAAGACTAGAAATTAACCAACTAAGGGCAGAAGCTTTCAAAAAGATTCTATCCGGAGAGACTATATGTCCTACGAACAACGAGTCGGAAAAGGAAGAGACAACGGAAAAGTAATTTTAAAAACTTCTGTCCGGTGGCATCTTTGGTTATTATTTAGGCGGTTTTTTACTTAAAATCTTTTCTTTGGTTAATCTATATAATGGCGGGAAGATGGCAATGCAGATATACCACCGATGATTTTATCAATGAGATGGCCCGTGAAATGTATTTTAGAGATTGGAAACAGGCGATAAAGAAAGTCCATTTCGTTATCCAGGCTTTTTACGGAAATCAATAATGAAAACTATTTAGGAATAATATCTTTTTGAATTATATATTATGCCTACCACTGAAGCACAAAAAAATGCACTTAGACGATGGAAAGAGAGAAATCCCGGCAAAATGAAAGAATACAATAAGAAATGGAGAGAGGGCAACGAAGAATATCGTATCAAACAAATTTCTTACACCATCCGATACCAAAGACGCAAAAAAGCGTTTCAAGAAGAGTGCCAACGGCTTTGCCAAATTTTAATTGAATAAAATCAATCGCATAAAATTGATTTTTTTCTTAAACCATTTAAAAAAATTATCTTTAGGATATATATACTTTAGGAAAAATGACTTCCCAGATGACCCCCACTTTCTATACTACTTCTTACGCCTGGAAAACAGAACGCCCCTTTTTAGAATGCACTGTTAGCGATTTATGCAAACGAATTGAAAATTGTCAAGAAACCTATGAAGCACTTAAAGGCGATATGAGATGCCTCTATTTTGACATTGATTGTCAAACTACAAAAATCAAGAAGCAAGATGCACAAATAATAGAACAGAAAGGATTAGAATATATTAGTTTGTTTTTAAAAAACTCTGGTTTCAATGCCGACAAATACGCCATAGCTACTGCCCACGGTTCAGCTATTAAAAACGATGAAATTATAAAAAAATATTCAGTCCGATATTGGTTTCCAAACATAAAAGCCCATAAATTTACTATTCTTCAATTTGTGAAAGAAATCAATAAATGGGTCGAGTCAAATGCATTTACAAATGACCATCTTTACGAATTTGTTGGAGAGTTGTTTGAAACTAAAGAAAAAGATGTTTATAAAAAATTATTTGACGAAAGTATTTATGATACAAACCGAAAAATGCGATGTGTTGGAACAACCAAGCCTGGAGAAGATAGACCGCTTATATTAAAGCATGGCGAAATCATTGATACTATTATTCAAAATATTAGAGAAGACCAACAAATAATTGAGGGTAAATCACCCGAAGAGAATGGTGTAAAAGTGTCATCTGAAAATGAACATATCCAGAAGTATTGCGACTATGTCAGCATTATTGATAAATCCAAATTCTTTGAATATGATGACTGGTTTAAATTCCAACGGGCCTCTGCAAATATTCTTATTCCATTTGATATATATGATAAATTTATGGTTGGTTGTGAAGGATACAACAAAGAAAACAACAGAGAAGCTTACGAAAAACCACATAATGATAAAAAATTTAAATTAGGTTGGAAACATATTTATGATTTGGCATACGAATGCAATCCAGAGAAAAAGTCGGAATTGGATACAAAATGGGGTAAAGACCTATTTTGCAAATTCAAGTTCCGAAGAATTATGAATAAATATAATCCCGATACAGACGACGAAGAAAAAACGAAATTAAAAGAAATCCAAAAAGAAATGAAAACATATTTTGAAAAGTATCATTTTAAAGTTATGTCTCCTTATTCATTCGCCCGTAAAACAGAAATTAATGGCATTTATGGATACGATTTTATTACAAAGGAAACATTACATTCTATATATGAAAATTTATGGTGTGGATTTGATAAACCATTCACAAAAATGTGGATTTCCGACTTTTACATTAAAGAATTTGAGAATTACGATTTTCAGCCTCCGCCTTCTGAAATTAGCAGTTCAACATTCAATTTATTTACTGGTTTTATTCACGAGAAAATTCTTCCCTTTAAATTTACCAAAGAGGAAATTCAAGAAAATTCCAAAATATTCATTAAGCATTTATGGTATTTGGCAGGAAAAAATAATAATGTTTTGGAATATGTTCTGGATTACTTAGCTCACCTATTGCAAGAACCCGGCGAATTACCAAGAACAAGTATTGTATTTAAATCTGAACAAGGCGTAGGTAAAAATATATTTTTTGAAAACTTTGCAGAGAAAATACTCGGACCAAAATATTTATTGGCTACCACAAACATAGACCATATTTTAGGTCGGTTTCCAATGATTAATCAGAAAATGTTAGTTCTTATGGACGAAGCAAATGGAAAAGACTCTTTTCTTGCAAATGATAAAATCAAAGGTTTTATTACTGCTCCAAAAATTCCATATGAAAAGAAAGGAATTGATCCAGTAGATATTAAAAACTGCGCCCGCATGTTGTTCTTTACAAACAATGATTTTCCAGTTAAAATAGAACAGAGTGACCGTCGTTTTGTAGTTTCAGAATGTTCTTCAGATGTAAAAAATAATACTACATACTTCAAGCGTCTATTAAATGCTTTTAATGATAAGAAATTAGTTTGGTCTTTTGCACAGTTTCTTTTAAATCGCAATATTGCAGAGTGGGACCCTGTTAATGACCGGCCCATTACTGAGATTTATAAACAGATTCAGAAAGCTACAGTTCCTTCTGATATGCGATTCTTCTTGGATTATTCTAGATTTATTTATGGTGAAAATGACTCTCCATATACAGGCAAGGATTTATATGAATTTTATGTTATGTTTTGCAAATCTCAGCCAAAACCTTTATCACCTATTACTGAAATGACGTTTTTAAAACGACTCAAAGAATATCCATTTTTGAAAAAGACAAAAGGTATGAATAAAAATACCTATGAGATTGTACAGAAAGAACACGAAGAATATATAACCAAGAATACAGGAGGTGTCGAAGAAGAAGATGTTATGGATGATTTTGTATATTAATGGAGGATGGTTTTTAGCCTCCATGCTACCCTCCATACTGCATATTTTTATTTTTATTAATAAAATTATTTTTTATTAGCATTTATGCTTTGTTTTATTATTATATTTTTATTAAAAAATATAATAAAAATAGAAATGGAGGCTATGGAGGGTATGGAGGGTAGAAAACAGATTATTGGAAAAAGAATAATTGAAAAGGAAAAAAAGGAAAAAGCCATTTTTTACCCTCCATAGCCTCCAGCTTCCATCCCCTTTTGTATTCTTCCATTTTTTTTTGCATCTCAATCGTAATTAAACAGCGAAGAAAGGCATTTTAACCTTAATTAAATAGGGGGCACACCATCTATGCTTTGGCATTTTTTCATTTTGCTACTACATAATATAGGAACAGTCCGAGGATACTAACACCCACAGAAACCCCTACAATTTGTAGTACTATAAGTGCATCATCTACATTGATGCGGGCAATAAAAGATTTAACAGCGGGTACAACAGTCCCTACATGAGAGGGTGATTCATTAGGTGGTGATTCTGCCACCTTCGGTTCTCTACATTCCTGGTCATTCACAAAAGGTTCTTTAATGTTATCCATGGTATAACATAAAAGGTTATTTTTTTTGGGACAAAGCATAATTGGTTAAAATGTCATTCCAATAAATGCGTCTTTGTCGGGGTCTCTTTAAAGTTTCTAACTCTGATTTAAGGTTATTAACTTCGTTTTTCAAATCCCAGATTGCAGTATTAAGGCTAGCAATTATTTCTCTAAAATGTCTTTCCTTTTCGGTTTCCATTATATATTAATCGGCGAAATAATAAATAGATTTGGAGGGTGCCTTAGATTCGGCGGGGGTCACTTTAAAAGAGGATTTATTCTGCTGGGTCTTAGTCTCGCGGGTCTTCTTAACTGGCTTCTCCTCCTCTTCTTCTTCCTCCTCAGATTCTTCATAAATGACTGTTTTCTTCTTGGGCTTCTTCTTCTTTTTTACAATGACTACCTCCTCCTCGGATTCGCTATCGGATTGATAAATTATTTTCGGTTCCTTCTTGGGCTTAGTAGGAGGCTTAGCTTCGACGGCCTCCTTTTTGACTTTGACAGGTTTTGGTGGTTCTGGCTCTACTTCCTCAGACTCGGAATCAGATACCGGAATAGGAGGTGCATTATTTAGCTTATCCTTTAATGCTTTGAGTTTTAGTTTTTTTTCCTCCATCGCTGACAGCATCTTTCTAGTGGCTTCTTTCTGTGCTGGGGTTCGCTCCTTCTTCTGCTTTGGTTTGGTAAGGGTTTCATCATCATTTAGCGGTTCCATTATATCATAGCCCCAGAAAAAAATGCCTAAACATTAATTAAACAATAATATCTTTACCTACCATATAATGGAAATCAATGAAATTGCCAATAAGGATATCAAGGAAGCTAAGCCAGTAAAAGAGAAAATGGACAAATACGTGCCTGATATTGTAGAGGGAATATCGCGTAGAAACGGAATGATTTATTTGCTAGTCGGATCGGGTGGGTCGGGGAAGACCAGTTTGCTATTAAATCAATTTCGTCGTGGCGGGGCTTACCATCGTAAGTTTCACAATTTGTATTTATTCACGCCGTCAATTAGTTTTATGTCGGTACAGAATCACCCGTTTGAGAAACACGATAAAGTCTATCATGAACTGACACGAGATACGCTGGAAGATTTATATGAGGAATTGAAAAGCCGGAAAGAGGACCAGGAGGAAGATGATGATATGGAATACAACTGTGTAATCATAGATGATATGGCAAGCACACTGAAAGAGAAAGATGTCCAGAAGCTGTTAAATACGATGCTTATTAAAGCGAGACACTTGAATACTTGTTTTATATTTACATTACAGTCATATTTGTATATGCCGAAGATGTTGAGGAAACAGACAACATATGCGACTATTTTTAAACCGAAGAATCGTGAGGAATGGAACTCAATTAACCAGGAATTATTACAGATGAAAGAGGAAGACGCTAAGAAATTATTTGATTATGCATTCGCAAAGGAATATAGTCACTTAGATATAGACACGATTGAGAATCATCTGTATAGGAACTTCAATTTATTAGAACTGAAAAAGAACGGTGAATCCATTTAGCGCAGAGATTATCTCTGTGTAGTATAAATGGAACATATTGAGTCAATTCAGATTTTTATAAATAGTCGTTATGCAACTGAGACGGTGGGAGGAAATATTGCCAACTCAATTTATTATTTACCCGTAATAGAGATACCGGACGGGCATCACATTTATTTATCGCTCCAAAATGCGAGTATCCCTTACAGCTTCTATTCCATCACTAGTTTTGACAACGTTTTCAAATGGGGGTTGGTTGGGTTGGAACCAATGAACACATACTATGTTCAACCCGGAAACTATAATGTGACCCAGCTTATAGATGTTATCCAGACAGCAATGGGTAGCTCGTATAATGTAAGTTATAGCAGTATAACAAGTAAGATTCTTATTACTCATACTTCGAGTGATTTTATAATATATGCCTCTACAATAAATCATATATTAGGATTCTCTAAAACAACAGATACGACTAGTACAGCCCAAATGCTATATGGACGTGATTGTATGAATCTTAACCAGATAAGGGCATTAAATATTGAGATAAACTTCCCTACATACAATGTAAATGTAGCACAGGCGTATAATCAAAATATATTAGCAACGATACCGGTGTATGTGGCGCCATTTAGCATAATTACATATCAGAACCCGAACAATTTTAGGACAAACTTGTACGTCAATAAACTGGACCAGATACAAATCCGTATTTTAGATAACGAGTCGCGACTCGTGGATATGAATGGAATTAATTATCAAATGACGTTGCAATTAGATTGTATGAGATTTACTGAATAAAGTATTTAGATATAGTATAATGATTGGACATAAGCAACCTCTTGGAAAAGTGATGATGGGACATAAGATGCCCCTTGGAAGAGTTAGACTTGGAATGGGAAAAGTCCCTCTTTTAGAAAGACCGTTGGTTAGAGATGTCGCCAAAGCCCTTGAAAGAAAAGTCTCGGCCGGTTTAGAAAGAAGGCGATAAATTGCCATTCTCCGAAAACATTTAGGACGTTTTAAATGTTTTTATCCATAGAAAAATATCCCAGTAGAATATATAATGATACCGACTAATCTCAAGTACCAGTCAAAAGTTGAGTCTGCCCCTGCCCGTAGATATTTAACCCAGATCCAGCCCCAGGGCGGAACGGGTGTATATAACCCCGGCGATACTATTACTATCAACATTCCCACCAGAAACAACACTGCCCTTATTCCCTCTGAGTCCTATTTAAGAGGTAACTTTAACTTGATTCTTTCTGGCGCTGCCACTGCTGCCACTTTGGAGTCGTGTGGTTGGCACCAGTTTATCCAGAGAGTCCGAGTGTTCCATGGCTCCAATTTGCTCGAAGATATTGATAACTACGGCCAGCTTGCTAAGATATTGTATGACTACCAGGCTCCTGAAGATGCTGTCAAGGGTCGCTTTGCCATTACCAGTGGAACCAACGAAGAGTATTCCGGTGTTGGTGTAGCTGCTGCTGCGTTAGCGAACGTTCGCTCTGTCAATAGAGGCCGTGCTCTTGGTGCTCTTGGTGCTGCCACTCATACCTTCCCTTTCGCTATCAACTTGGTTTCTCTTGTTGGTGCTTTGAGTGGTGAGAAATATTTACCTCTCTGGGAGATGACTGCTGCTCCCCTGCGTGTCGAGATTGTCCTCCAATCCTCCCTTATCCGCTCAATGATGGTTGAAGGAGGTTCTGGTCTTAACTTTACCGCCACATCGGTAAATTATTCTGGTGAGTTCTTAGAGCTTCCTGATAGTGCCGTCGCTGCTATCAAGGCGGGTTCTTCAAGCCCTATGCAGATGGTTCTCCCCTCTTGGCGATCTTACACTAACTCTGCGTCGGTTCCTGCTACCACCCAGACTCAGGTGTCATTCCCCATTCCTGCCAAGTTCTCATCTCTTAAAAATATCTTGGTTGCTTCTCGTTCTACTGCTGGTCTCGCTGCCCAGTATCCTTCTTCCCACTGTGCTTTCGGTGTTGGAAGTGCTAACTCCATCGGATACCAGTTTAGAGTTGGCTCCGAGGTTCTCCCCTCCACTGCCCCTACCACATTCCCTGAAATCTACAACGAGGCTGTCAAATGCTTTGGCTCCCTTGCTGATATGCAACTCCAACCCTCTATTGACAACACTGCCTTTTCTCTCAATGCCCCCAACACTATTGCTGGTTTAACCGAGGCATCTACTGAGGATTCCGGTTCTTTCTTGATTGGTATTGATATGGAGATTTACCAGAATGCTGACAAGAGTTCCATCTTTGCTGGAACTAACACCAACACCAGTGATATCTTCGCCATCATCAACTACTACACTGCTGGTGCCACCACTGTTCTCCAAACTGCCTTTGCATGCTATGACCAGGTACTTGTGTATGAGAACGGTGTCTGCTATGCTAGATATTAAGTCTTAGAATTAGCGTTTTAGCCCATTTATAAATCTTATACTATTATAAATGGACGTAGAAGTAGCAAAATTATGGTTGAATCCCTCAGTATTAACAACCACACAAAGTAATGTTGGAGTGAGAGACTCGACATTTAGAAGCTGTACTTATTTTGTAGATTTGAGAGAATGTTTAGGAGAGACCCTATATACGAAATATGATACATTCAAAGTATTAATAACATATCCATTGGCGGGAATAGGCTCAGAATTGAATACCATTTTTGTTGAGGGATTAAATCTTGTTAATGCGTCGTATCAAGGAAAGACGGCATCGACAAATATAGCAGTAGCAGTGCAAAGTTCCCAAGCAGCGGCAACAAATGCAAATATTGGGAAACAAACGCAAACCCGAGAATTCATAATGATAAAACCTGATAGTAATAAAATATCACTCACATTTAATCTAGTAGCAGATAATGCAGCAACATCACTTATTGGAAGTGGCACTCCAGTATTTTTTTTAACATTTGCGCCAATCAAAAAAGATGTAATCTACAAAAATCCATGGAACTTGCTTTATCAAAATGAACAGGCAAATTTTACATTATCAACCCGCATTTTATCGGCAGGCGCAACAAATTCTTTTGGAACAATGAATGCGACAATGACGAACTTTACATTTACAAATGTAAATATGCGACGCATAATAGGAACATTGTGGGACAAATATAATAAGTTCAATTTAATATGCGCGAGTTATGGAACAGGAAGTGTAGGAACCTCGTTATCAGGAAATCAAAGATTACAATGGTTTCAAGTAAGTGGATTACAATTTATAAACACATTATCTGCTATTAATAGTAATAATTTGGTGCGAGATTATGCTACAACACCTATTTTTCAACCGCAAAACTCAAGCACAGCAGATGCCGAATCATTTGCGAATCCAATTGGGGCAACAACATTTAGAAAACCCGAATCGGAAACTGTGGATTTAAACTTTCAATTGTGGTCTCAAAATAATGCTGGAACAGTTTTAAACTCTCAAATGAACCATTTTACATTAAGTTTTATCGTTGTGGGGGTTAAGGAATAATTATATAATGATATTATAAATGCTATCTCAAAGTGGTTCATTAATACTATCAACGAGTTCAACTGTGAATCCCTGCACGATTAATGCGCAGAAGACACAATTTACCTTTTCAAATATCGACTTGAAAAATGTATTGGGAGAGATGTGGGATAAATATGATATTTTTGCTTTGAAACCAGTAAGTCTTGTAACACAAGGAACTATAACACTTGTTAGCGGTTCAACATATGCTATGGTATGCTATAACTTAGCAGGTCTTGATTGGACGAATGTAAAATATGATACGGCATTTAATAGTAAGAAATATGTTCCGGTTGTATTTAGTGCTTCATCATCATCATCATCTATTCAAAATGTAGTAATAACAAACACAGGACAGAGTTTCAATTTTCGCAAAGGACAGCGATTTGTGGATTTAGAGTTTTCTATATCTATTCCGGATACAGTAGGCATTCAAAACTTTGGAGTAATAGCAGCAGGTAATATTTATAATGATGCGGCATTTCATTTTTCATTTGAACCAGTCATAGAGGGAACGATGAATGAATGTGCTTTTTTTGGGTTTAATACGGTCCAGACAATAACAAGTCAGGTCGGGAGAACAATTACAGCATCAAATACAGAATACAATTATGCGTCATTTGATATGAGAGATTTGTGCCGTGATTTTTGGGAAAAACACGACGATTTTGAAATAATGATGTCGTCATACAATACTGTTGGTATTGGAACATTATCAGGTAATGCGAGAACAATGCTTATTCAAATGAATGGTCTCAATTTTGTAAATAATGGAACACAGCAGGGTTCATCAACGGGACGCTTACAATTGAATGCAGAAAGTCCTATAATCGGTGGTTTAGTCCATGCTACCGCAGCATCAGGACATACCGCAATTAATCAAGTTCCATTTGCGCCAATCCAATTCAAGAAGGATAAAGATAATGTAAATCTAACAATTACATTCCGCAATTATGATAATAATGGAAATTATAATGGAACATCACTTACTAATTATCGGGCAGTAATATCTTTCTACATCAAACCCATTTATAAAGTGGAAAAGGCAACACTATGTATCAATCCATTCTTCCTTACAACAACGCAGACCAATTTGGGTATTCGTAATTCGGCATATACACAATTGACAATCAACAATATTGATTTACGTTCAGTATGTCGTTCAATGTGGGATAAATACAAGAAGTTCAATATTTTCTTGACAACAACAGTAAGCACCAATGGGTCATCAAATGCAAATAACGGGTGTTTCAATTTACAGATGGAAGGATTAGATTTTATAAATCAGACAGCATATATTACATCATCAGGACAAACACAAGTGGCAACACTGGGTGCTGTACTTGTTGGTAATGGCGCACCTTATATTGGAGGACATCAATGTTCTTATTTGACAACTTTTTATAAAATGGAAGATGTTGTAAGTCTTACACTTACAGCAACCGAACTGGCACCATCACCAGTATTCACAAACTCGCCGCTTGAAAATATGTATATTTTTACGATTGTAGGCGTCCCGGAGGACGAAGGACAAGCTAAGCAGTTGAAAGAGAATTGGATGCCGATTGTGTAATATAATTACACAAAAATATCGGACCCTTTTATATTCTCAATAGAATGCGCGTTATAGGCGTCTATGGCACCGGCAACCGCAACCGCACGGGGGTCTTTGGTCACCATTGAAACGGCAGGTAGAATCTTACTTAAATGAGGATTCGTCAAAGTTGTTACGTGATGATTCCAAGCGGACGCACCACTAACAACATCACCGGCAGTTCGGTAAATATTGCGGTTGGGTCCGCCCTTGACTTTTTGACCAATAGTCTGTCCGGAATCTAATGCATACACTTTATCGTTTTTCTTTGCGATATCCTGAACGATACGTCCGCCGAGACTGTGACCAGTGATGGTAGTTTCAGCGGGTCCATATTTGGCTTTTGCCTTTTTAAGAGTTTCGTCGGCTTCCTTATATCGCGTGGTATCTTTGAAACCGCCGAATACATTCTCGTATCCGCGATCGAAACCTTTCTTCCATGAATTGGGAAGTAGTGCTTCAATGCCACGTTCAATAATTGGCTTACCTTCGTTCTTACGAATACCGAGTGCAAGTTTCAAATCGCTATTCACCCAGTCGCTGACATTATGGGACCCAGTGACATTGTAAAGTAGTTTCTTTGTTTCCGGATTAAAATAGACTTGTTGGTTTTCGTTAGATAGCTTCTTGTCTATCTGGTAACCATATTTACCCATTTCTTTGCCCTGCTTATTCTCGTTGCCAATATAGCCCACACGCAGAGAATCATACAAACTAAGAGGCTTGATTGGAGTATTCCCATTGTTATTCATTATATAGTTGGTCTATATAATTAATTTAAGAAATCTGCTTTTTGGCTTCAATCTCATCTAAAGGTGTATGTTTAGTGGCTTCTGCATGCCACTCCTCTACCATATAGTAGAGGCAAGGGAATTGTTGTAAAAGTCCAGGGCATTTACGTTCAAACATTCGTTCGTAGTATTCAATATTAAGATATTCGCCAACACCGAATCTTTCGGGACCATAAGTAAAATCGGCTTCTGGTAATTTATAAATAAGACTATCTGGAATGTTTTCTAAATCTAATTCAACGGTTCGCACATTTTCTTCAACAAAATCAGACATATATACAATAGTTATAAAAAAATTAAGATATTTGTTCGTATGCTTCTCTTAGTGCAGACCTTATATTTTTTAAAAGTTCTTCTCTATTAACATTAGTATCATAGTTGCTTCCAATAGATTGATTAATAAATGAAAGATATTCTCGTAGTGGTTTAACCTCTCTAGTTTTAGGAATTGGTCCAATACCCCAATAATCTTCAATTTCTTGTATTTTACTAAGAGATAAATTGAAAGATGCAATTCTTTCTACGGGTTGTAGTCGTGGTGCTGGAACTTGTTCTTCTTCCCCAGCAAATATTTGGGTTTGAACGGCAGGAGTGGCTTCGGGTCCGCCTTCATTTAGTGTCTGTGTAAAAGTTTCTTCTTGAATATCAGGAATAAGAATTGGTTCTTCGGGAACAGCAAAAGGGTCTAGACGCTGTCCGGCACCGGCACTTTGCGAACCTCTAAACCTCTCCAAAACAGGATTCAATATAGTTCCAAATCTTTCAATATCAGAAAATCGCTGTCCTTGTTGGGCTTCAATATCGGCGAGTCTCTGCTGTTCAACTTCTCCACGCAAATTGGCAACAATCGCATTTGTTCTTTCCTGAATATCTTGGATTTGTTGTGCAGTCATACCAGGAGAAATCTGTGGAACACCAATTGTTCTTACATATCCAGGAGGCATACTGCCCTCTTGACGAATGT